TGCCTTCGCCTGCCTTGATGCCTTCGCCTGCCTTGATGCCCCAGCCTGCCTTGATGATTCCGGAAACTTCTAGCCGTCCAGCAAAAATGATTGATTTTTTGGTGATCAGATCGCCGTCGATCCTCCGGACATCATCCGTCCTGCCGAATTCGGAAAGCAGCCATGATCCGTAACTGAAATTCTTCTCCGCGCAGCAGTCCAGCAAATCCTGATACTCTACGCCATCCGGATACTTTTCTTCCGGGAATTCTTTCAGAAAATCCCTGTATCCGGCTGCACATGCGCCTTTCTCCCGCAGGAGCTCCTTTGTAATTTTCATTTCATCCTCCTTAAATAATCTTCCTTGCCGAGTGGGGCTTTTCTGTTTGCTGCATAGCCTTTGCGTCTCTGAGCCCTTCGCAGCCCTGCCGCCGCTACGCATTGCTGAGCTTTACATTGCCTTTGCCATGCCGATCAATGCCCATCTCTGCCCTTGCCTGTCGAAGCAAAGCGCGCGTTACTACGCCGTTGCCAATCCTTGCTTTACTTCGCCCTTGCCACGCGATCTTTGCTTTACTTTGCCTTTGCCGCGCCAGTCCAGGCCTCGCCGCGCGGCTCATAGCCCTCGCGTCGCTTATCCTAGCCTTTCCATCGCAAAACATAGCATCCCATGCCGCCGCGAAGCCAGACTATTCTTTGCCTTTGCGAGGCACATCAAATCTCTACAGTGCCGTTGCCACACATTGCATTCAAAGCCTTTGCATACCCAGCATTGCACGACCAAGCCTTTGCTTCGCTACGCAGCTCCAAGTCATGCCATCGCTACACACAGCAGTCGAAGCCCTTGCCGAACATAGCTATCAATGCCGCTGCCATCAGAGCTCGTCATGGCGCCACCCCGCCATTGCGTCTCATGGCGTCTCCTTGCGCTGCCCTGCCATTCCGTTGCTTGGCTGGGCCTTTCACAGCAATTCCCCGCGTCGCCCTTGCCGTCAAAGCCAATCGCAGCCCTGCTGTGCCATTGCTTTGCTGTGCCGATCACGGCCGCTCCCGGCCCCGCCATCGCACTTAATCGAGCACTTCGTAGGTGAACCGTCCCTTTCCGGAATTCCGCCACTGGCCGATGCCTCTGAGCCGTCCGTAGTCCAACCACTCCATAACAGCGGGAAGATGTGCCTTCTCGTCTAACATGTTGATCTCAAACTCAATCGTGCTGCCCGCCGGGACTTCCTCAGAATTCGCCAAGCTGACACGCTCGCCCTGCGGGGTCTGCGCTCTCAAAGGCCGCTGACATTCTCCGATCTCGCCGTTGACGGAAATCGGGATGTGCCGAGGCTCGACAAAAATCAAACCGTCGATGATCTTCTTGTAAGCTTTCAAGCTCGAGCTCCTCGAGCTCTTGACTCTTGCCAACATACCACAAGAGTCTTTGAAGAACCCCTTGATCTGATAGTCATACAGAACCGGGCACCCGTTCGCGCGTGGGAACACCGTCATACCCTTGTCGGCCACCACGTCCGCGCCCAAAGCCGCGATCTCGTCTTCGATGGTAGAAGCGTCCGGCGCTTTCGATGCGATGAAATCCCGCGCCACGTTCTCATTGCTCGGCCACGTTCCAAGCACAGGCTCCAAAAATGTTAATCTGATTTTCATTTGCGTTTCCTTCCTTTTCATTTGTTAGATATTTTTGCAAGCACCCAGACCGGATACTTAGTAATCAAAAGAGTCCAAAAACTCCTCCCGCGTGATTCCAAGCCGCTTGCAAATTGCGATTGTCCCTTTCATCTGCTCACCCAATGGCTCGCGCATTCGCTTTGTCAGCGTCGTTTTGCTTGATACCCCGGCAAGTTTAAGCAGGTCATCTAGTTTTACGTTTCTCTCCTTTACCCTCCCATAAATCAGGCGGGACAGGTTCTTCGACGTATTGTCCCGGCTGAACTTTACCGCTGGCATGTTATCCCTCCTTTTTCGGCTTCAAAAGCTCGTCCACTGTGCAGCCGTACAGCTCTGCGATTTCGTGCAGTCGCGCCGTCTTCGGGTACATCTGCCCGGTTTCCCATAGATAAACAGATGCGTCCGAAACCTTTAGCGCCTTGACTACCTGTTGAACGGTCAATCCAGCGGCAAGCCTCGCTTCCTTAAACCCCATGTCTTTACATACCTCCTGTCTGTGAATACTAAGTTTTTCTTGACAACTTAGTGAATTGTGCTATTATGAAAGTACCACCTATCATTATCCACAATCCGTTAAGTTGTCCGGGGCGTTGTTCTTTTCACGCCTCATAAGCCGAGGCATGAATCATGTGCAAGTCGTTCAGAGAAAGAATCAGGTTGTTCCTCAATCGGAATAAGCGTTACAAGTCCATAGAAGAAAACGGTCTAAATGTGCTTGTCGAAACCGAAGGCTCGAAAGCACGCACGGAGAAAAGGCGGTTTCTTATCAACATGTTTTTCACCGTCGTATCTGCCGTCGCCGCAGTCGCTGCCGCGATATTTGCCGCCCTTACTTACATCAACTCGTAACGGAAGGCAATGACCGCACGCGCAATGGAACGTACCGAACTCGTCATATCCGCAGTCTGAACCAACAATCTGAAATCCCCATATATACTTGTCTTTCTTCACGCCATCACCTCACTTGTAAGTTCCGCCCTAACAAAGCCTAGTATACACTAAGTTGTCCCTAGTGTCAATAAAAACTTTGTAATTGCTAGGTGTAAAGTTATACAAAAAGGAGTGTTGCTTTGTGGTTAAATCGCCCATAGTCGCACGAATCAACGCCCTGCTTGCTGCAAAAGGTATACCGAAACAGCAGTTTTATAAGGATTGCAGTATTACGTCTGCATCGTACTCTCTATGGAACACAGGGAAAACAAACCCTTCTATGAAAAATCTTAAAATTATCGCAGAATATCTCGGTGTATCCGTGGCAGACCTGCTGCCGGACGAGGACCTCGTTCCGCAGGAGGGCATAAAAAAAGAGCGCCCCGCCGATGGCGAAGCGCCCGATCAAGACATGCTTCTTGAAATCGTAAGAGATAGTCAAGATATGTCTTTCCTGCTGAAAGTAATGGATGAAGTAAATAAGAGTATACAAAAATTGCAGTAAGGAGGAACTATGTGCAGTTTACCGCCGTTTGCAGACTTCTTGTCTCAGATCAATATGGATTCCTTTTCTTATGATGTCGCGCGGTTTTCTACGGAGGATTTGAAGAAATCTTCCGATCTGTTTACAAAGGAACAGTACGCATTCCTGATGAAGTCATACAATGCTATGGCTCTTGCCCTTCTCCAAAGCTACCATTCATGGCTGAACGAGCAGCTTCAACAATTACATCAATAGGCATACGTACTGGATTTCGCTTTGCACTGTCTCTTATGGAAATCGTCTCCTCTAGAAGTTCGCCCAAAAGCTTATCGCGCATTTTCTCCGCTCTTAACAACTGCGCGAGGCAGTAAACGAAAGCCACGAGCACAGCGAGTATAAGTGCAATCATAATAATTTTCATTTCGTCAGTACCTCCAACTTTCAACATTGACAATGCTTAGGATTCTTTTACATTCTTCGTTCGGAAGCTGTTTGATTTTTTCAATCAGTTCCGTTCTAAGTTCTTCAATGGGCGCAATTTCTTCACCCTTATTATAGCACATATCGTCCTGAATACAAACCATTTTGCGCCCTCCCTCTTCAATCTTCCAAATTTTATCGTTTCTTTTTGTATAATTTTGACCTTGAGACTGTAAAACTCTGGTGGTAAAATTGTTGTATCTTACAAAACCGGGGGTTCGTATCATGCCAAAGGATGTATATTCCGTCAAATGTCCTCGTTGTGGGGAAGCGTTTGACGAAAGACTGAAAGAGTGCCCGAACTGCGGGACTTGGAACCGAAAAGTTATCTGCCGCTCTTGTGGCGCGCAGATTAACGCCAGTGAGAAGAAGTGTCCGGCCTGTGGTGCGCGCCGAGCGAAGAAGCAAAACCCGCTCGGAAAAGCGCTTATTGTGGCAATCCCAATCGCCATTATCATTATGGTTGCCGTCCTTCTGATTCCCCAAAAAGCGCCGAGCAGCACGCAGACCTCTCCGGCAAGCGCTTCGGTATCCTCACCGACAAGCACGGCAACGGATACGCAAGAAGGAACTTCCACCACATCGATTTCCGCCGAAAAAACGCCCGGTCGCACGATCGAGCTTACCGTTCCCGCTGATTTCCTCGACGAAGGAACGACGCAGGAATCACTTGACGCAGAAGTCAGCAAAGCGGACGGATTTATCTCCGCCAAAATTAACGCCGACGGCTCTGCCACATATGTCATGACGGAATCCAAGCACAACGACCTTATGCAAGAGCTGCGGCAAAACATCGATACCGAGCTTGCAAAAATGGCTGATTCTTCCGACTATCCAAATATCGTTTCTGTCTCCGCTTCCAACGACTACACAGCGTTTACAGTGACGCTTTCCACGGATACTGTTGGCTTACAAGAGTCCATCATGGTTATGGCCTTTTATATGTACGGCGGTATGTACAACGCATTTAACGGAACTCCGGCGGATAACGTATCTGTACAGTTTGTAAATCAGTCTGGAACCGTTCTGGAATCGGCCAATTCCCGCGATATGCAATAAGCGTTCAGTTCGGCAGCGGGCATTGGTTCCACTTCTCCCGTGTCTCGCCTACATCTGAGACGCAAGCAAAGAGCATGGGTGCTCCCTTGATGTAGTCCAGGCTTAGATTGTGGACGTCCTTGAAAAGTGCCCCGTCTACGATGATGTTTACTTTCCCGTTTTCAAAGCGAATATTGATGCTCTGCATTTGGTGTACCTCCATATTTTAGAACGTTCGTTCAGTAATTTCAATTTGGAATCTTCCACAAAGAACACCTTGCATTTTCTTCGTCCGGTAACCCTCGTAAGCGGCAATTATGGGACAGACTATTTTGTATAATGGAATGTTTAAGATCGCCCCACCGTCGCTCCCCCGGCGGTGGGGCTTTCTCACGCGCCTGTAACCAGCATAGCAAAACTGGCAGAAATGTCCACCCTCGAATTGGTAAAACCATACCCATAGCAGAAGAATCAGCGAAATATATGTGAAAATGGAGGTATATCATGTCGGCGATTCAGGAACTCGCCCCATATCTTTCTGCATATCAGAGGAACATAAAGCGGGCGAAGGAAGATCAGCATTACACCATCGACAGGCTTGTCGAAGAATCCGGCGTTTCCAGATCGGCTGTGACGAAGCTCTGCGCAGGAACACAGCAAGACCCGAAACTGTACAATTCTGCCGCGCTATGCCGCGTTCTCGGGCTGTCGCTGGATGAGCTGTGCGGGCTAAAACCGCCTACTGACAGCCCAAGCGAACTACAGGAGCGGAACCACAGGCTTGAACTCGAGAACGTCAGAGCGACCGCCGCAAACGAAATGCAGCGGGCGCAGATCAAAGCCACACACGCTATCTGCTACCTGCTGGTCTTTTTCTGTGCCATGCTTGCGTTTTCGCTGATCGTGTACCTTGTTATCGATTCGCAAATCACAGACGCTGGCATAATCCGGGGTGGAAGGCTATCTGTAATGGCGTGGATATTTATTGCCTTGATTGTCGCGTCCATACTGGCCGTAGGCTTCACCATTCTTCGTATCGTCAAAAAGGAGATCCGAAATGAAAAAGCTGAAAGTCCCAGAGGCTGAAAAACTGCCGTCCGGCTCTTACCGCTGCCGAGTGATGGTAAATGGGGAAGCGAGGTCGTTCACTGCCGGAACGAAGCGAGAAGCAGAGCAGGCAGCTTTAGAATACAAAATTGGTATCCTTTCTGCCGAGGAGGCCAAGCCGGAAATAACAATCCGCAAAGCCATAGACGAATACCTGGAATTCAAGAGCGGCACTCTTTCCCCAGCGTCTATTCGCGGACACAGAATCAAGCAACGGTGTTACCTTCAACCTATCATGGATGTCCCCTTATCCAAACTCTCCGTGAGTGCTATACAGCAGGCGATCAACGCCGAAAAATGCAGCCCGAAGACCATCCGCGAGACATGGGCGCTGATACGTCCGGCGCTTAAGCGATATGGTGTATCATACGAAGTGGCGCTTCCCGCCATCCAATCGGACGAGCACGCTTTTTTGTCTGCGGAAGAAATTCCTGTGTTTTTGAAAGCGGCGGAAGGGAGCAAGTATGAAATCGCGTTTCTTCTTGCGCTGCACTCTCTGCGTGTGTCAGAAATCCTCGGTTTGCGTTGGGAGAACGTTGATCTGAAAAAGCAGTCCATAACGGTTCGAGGGGCTACCCTGTTCGACGAAAACAACAAGCTGGTGAATAAAGTGTCTAACAAAAACCGTTCTTCACGGCGGACTATCCCAATCATGATACCGAAGCTGTCGCAGCTGCTTTCAGAAGCAGAAAGATCGAGTGATTTTGTCATCGTTGCAAATCCGAACAGCATTCGCGCTGCATCAAATAAAATATGCAAGGAAGCGAATTTGCCAGAAGTCGGGACACACGGTCTGCGGCATTCCTTCTGCTCCCTTGCATATAAGCTTGGTATATCAGAAAAAGTCACGATGCAGCTGGGCGGATGGTCAGACTACGGAACAATGCGTAAAATCTATACACACATCGCACAAGCAGACATTTCCGAGTCTGTGCAGGAAATGAAAAAGTTCTTCTCTTAATTTTGCCACGATATTTGCCATGAAAATAAAAAGTGCAGTATTTTCAACTGGTTTAAAGCTCAATTCGAGAGTTCGAATCTCTCCTTCCGCGCCAAAGAAGAAACCCTGTAATCTCAAGTGATTACAGGGTTTTCCTTTGTATATCAAGGCTTTCAGGCATTTCGAGCGTATCATTTATTTGCGATGCGTATCAATTATTTGACACGCAAAACACAATTTTGACACGCATTTTTGCCACGGAATTTGCCACGCTTTTTGCCTCGTCATAGGGACTTTATTTTTCTTAAAACAGAATCATATACCCTTCGGTTTACAAGTGAAAGCGTGTCCATGAGTTCGTCAACGACCGTCCAAGCCTTCGCCGGGTCTTTCCCGGCTACCGCAAGCAAAAACTCACTGTCCCCGTACTCGCCAACGGTAGCCGGTTCTGCGGTCACAGGGGCGGGAGCGCCGGAGTAGTAACCCACATACCTACCGCCGTCGCCCCGTTCCTCTTCCTGCATCTTGTCGCGTATCACATATAGGTTCGCCAGCTTGGCATAATTGGGATAGCTGGATTCTTCGTATTCCAGCCGTGCTATTTCCTTTCGGATTTCGGCCTCATCCAGCATGTCTTTCCCTCCTTATGCTCTGTCAATCTGCTCCATGCAGCGCCGGATAGCATCGCGCGTCTTATCATCGTCTGCGTCGCGCATCATGTCTTCCAACGTCGAGCGCATATGTTCCCGAGCATCTGTCCGGCTGTATCGCCCCATAGAATCGCGATGCCTGCCACGGTAGGAGCTGCCCCGACCATACGTGCCGCGCATATCGGCTTCCCACTCGCCGTCGCGGGAATAGCCTCCGTCCTCAAGCATTTCGATTTTATAAGTGTTCTTGATGGAGCTTGTCAGCTTCTGGATTGCGTCCAAGTCACCGGCGGACATTTCGCGCTTGTCGGCGATTTCGTCAAGCTCTTTGCAGAGCATTTCCCGAAGGTTTCTCAAATCGTACATATTCCTTCCTCCCTTCATGCTACTCTCTCGACGGTCAGATTGCTGTTCGCGAAATTGACCGCCTGCGCACTTGTATTACGCATACCTACCGTCACACAGCAGCCCTTCGGTACGCAGACCTGTGCAGAGACGTAGATATTAAAATAATTCTCGACTGCTGCCGGAGTGACCGTAGCCGTAGCGCTTGCCAGTGCTTCGCCGTTGATGGAAAGCGCTGCGGTAATCGCTTCGACCGTGCCGCCGGTCGGGATGGCGATGTTGCCGCCGTAGGAAATTTTGAAAACTGCCCTACACTGGTTTGTCAGCCCGCGAAGCGTCACAAGCCCACTTCCCTCTCGATGTACAATGCACGGCTTGCTGCTGATCGTCGTTTCCGTCAGAGGCACATTCTGCCCGGCGGCAATTGTCTGAATGTTTACATTCGTAAATTCTGCCATAAAATCATTCCTTTCTGCCTCGAATTCGAGGCAATTAAAATAGCGGCGGGACGATTGCCCCGCCGCGTTTCTTGAGTATCGGCGGTAAGCCGAACATTTTGTTGATGCCAACAAAACATCACAAAAAGCTCTACGATGTGGAGTTGTTACGCGCAGTTTCCGCAGCCGCAGTTATAGCCGCTATTGCAGCCTGCAAACTGGTACGGAGCCGGCACCGCGAACGACGGGACCGGACGCGGGTTATAATACGCCAGCTGCCCACTTACGTAGGACTTGAGCGTGTCGTTCTGTGCCGCCTGAGAAGCCGCCAGCTGCGCCGCAAAGAGCTGCTGGTTCTGCTCGGCAATCTTCGCGTCCTTCGCAGCCAGTTCCTGCGCCGTCAATCTCTGGTCGATGCTGCGGAAGCCGCAGTTCATCGCGTCGATGATGTCGCGAGTGCTGTTCTGCACCTGGTTGCGCGTGTCACAGGCCTGCGTCGCCATGTTGTAGTTCACGCCCTGGATTGCTTCGCGCGTCTCGCAGCAGCAGTTCTGCGACTGCATCTGCATCTGGAAGAGCATCTGCATCAAGGCCGCCTGCTGGTTGCAGCGAGAAAGTTCGGCCTGCGAGAACCCGCTTGTCACGGCCTGCGTCACGCCGGCGAAACCATTGAGCATGCCTGTGTTCATGGCGTAGAAGCCGTCACAGATGCCGTTGTTCACGCCGTCGAGCTTGCGTTCGATATTCGAGAAGTCGGATGCGAGGACATAGCCGTCAACAACGCCGGAACCGTTGCCATTACCATTGCCGCCCCAGCCATTCCGGCCCCAGCCGAAGAGGAAGAGCACAATAATCCAGATCCAGTTATCCCCCCACATTCCCATACCGCCGCTATAGTTTCCGGCGGGCTGAACGGGCATGGTCGGCTGGATACCGCCATCGGAAAGACTCATACTTTTTTCTCCTTTCGTAGATTTGAATTTATCTCAATCGTGGCCACGAATTGAAACCAATCATTACATCAGGTTTCTAACCTGATACGCCATAGATTGCAGCTGGTTTAGCTGCTGCTGACTCATTGCCCCGCTCTGCAGAAGTTTTTGAACCTCCGCTTTCGGGTCTCCCTGAAACGTCTGTGCGAATTGCTGCAGCTGCTGCACCATGCCTTGAAACTGTCCGGCCAGCCCCTGCATTCGCCCGCCGCCGAGTGCATTAAACAGTGGATTCATTTTCTGCCTCCTTCACCTTTCTAACGGGCTTGACGCTCAGAGCCGCCACCTTTGCCGCCAGTTCGTCAAAGTCCTTGCGGGTCACGTATTCCACTGTAGGCACTGTTTGCGGCGCTGTGGGGCTCACGGGGGCTGTAGAGCGCTCCACGAGGTCATACGTTGTCATTGCTGGTTTACCGCTTGCGTCGGCTTTCTTCACGTACACAACCGGCGCATTCATGTCCCAGAGCGTGACGGCGTTATTCGGCGCGACGATAAATTCGTTTGCCGCCTTTTCGTTCGGAACCCAGATGATAGACTGTCCACCGCTCGGTTGCTGTGGCTGAGGTTGTGGAGTCGGATACTGCATCGACGGCGCAGGCTGATACTGTGGACGCATCATTGGTTCCTGCATCATGGGCGGTTGATTGTAAATCGGCTGCTGATACACATAAGGCTGTTGTCCAAACATCATTTATCCTCCTTTTCCCAGTAGAACAGCGGGATTTCGTTCCCGGAATTCCAGCTATCGAAATACTTTCCGTCCTCTACGCACACTACGTGGCTCGATAGAGCGAGTACATACACGCCGCGCGGATGGTCTCTCGCGAATTCCTCGACCGTATAGCAGTCCGGGCATGTGTTCGGCACAACATTCCGGGTAAATCCATGCTGCCGGAGGTACGCGCCCCAGACACTGTTTGCCGACGGCATGTCCCCCATTTTCAAACCCTGTAGGCAAAGCCCAACATATGTTTCATCCCAGCTCTTTCCCGTCGCCTTCGCAATCGCCCGAACGGTACAGTCTCCGACTTGTTTTCCTTCCGGGTTTGGATTGAAATAAGAAAAGCCCATACCGAACACTCCTTTGATGTGTCCAGTATGGGCTTTTTCGTATTTTCGTGTGCCTCAGTTGTGCCTCAATTTTGCTTATCTCGTCATCTCTTTAAAATATGCTATGCTCCAAACGCCTTGCTGCTCGAGTGTGAGGCATTTGTCAAAGTTGGCCGTAAACGTATCGATGTCGATTTTGCCGTACTGCTCGGCGATTGCGCGGTCGATATCGTCCGTTGCCTTGCCCATCGCGTGGAGCTTGCGGACCATAATGGTCGCCCACTTGATTGGGAATCTCTGCGCGTTGTCGATGTCGCTCTGGCTCCTTGTATTTGTGGCCTTGCGGCAGATCGCAAAGATCACGGCGAGCGCCTGAATCTGCTCGGTTGTCATAGTCGTCACCTCCTTGTTTATATACTCACCAATCCAGCCCCGCAGGAGCTCATTGGGTGTTGTTCCGTCCTCTTTTGCTGCCGCCTTAAATTCTTCAGCAACCTCACGCCGCACTCTGGCGGCGACGTTTGTCATGTTTTCGGCCTGCCACTTTGCCGTGGCGCGTTTTTGTGCCTCAGTCGGCATTGTTCGCCGCCTCCTTTTTCCGCTGCCGGTAGGCAGCCTGATTTTTCTTAAGCCGCTCGCGCTTGCGGATTGCCCGGCACGCATCCGAGCATGTGTTCGATGGCGTGCTCCCCATGATGGGAGCACCGCAAACGGCGCATAGCCTGATGCCCGTTTTGCGTTCGCGGGCTATTTCGCCGAGGTGTTCTGCGTTCGCTTTATTATACGCCCGCTTGCTGGGGGCGATATTTTCAGCAAGCGCGGGCGCGGCGCAAGCCTTACAATACCGCTGGCGGCTGCTGCTTACAACGTATGGCGCGCCGCAGCGCTCACACAGGTCGACGCTCCCGAGTGGGCGAGATGCGCCGCCGCTCGCCCGATATTTGCGCGTCGCCTCGCGGCTTGCCGTCTTCCGGCAATCCGGACACCGGCGCGCACGGGGTCCGCCGGGGAAGACAGCGCCGCAATCCATGCAGGTGCGCTCCCGGATCACGGTCGCCGCCCTCGCTTTTGGCGAGCAGTCCGGGCAATAGACTGCCTCGGTCTTTTCGGCGGCAAATGGTTTGCCGCACGTCCGGCAGATCCGGGTGTGCATCAGCCCACCTCCTGCCGGGCGCAGAGGTCAGCCGCTTCGCGCGCCTCGCAGACGAGCGCGAGCGCGTCCACGCCAAAGATGTTGATGCTCATGTGTGTCCCTCCTCTCAGCAAGGCATGGGGTCGTCGAGGTCCGCCGCGCGGCGCAAGGCTGCTTTTACAGTCTCAAGGTCGAAACTCTCAACGGGCTCCGAATTCGCAACCATCATCTCTGCCATGATATCGCCGGTTTCGTCCATGTAAACCTGCGCGTTCACGGCATTCGCGAAGCGGGTCAGCAGATCGGCTCCGTCTTTATACGGTGCCATTTTCTTTTCGCGGTCTGCTCTGATCGCCGCAAATTCATTTTCCGTGATAAACCCTTCGCACATAAACTTGTGCGCCGTTTCCACCTCCGCATAAATCCTGCTTTCGAAAGTACTGAGTTTACTCGAGGCGTAATAAATTTTCTTCGTATCGATTTTCTTGGTTTCCATTTTTATTCCCTTCCGGCTTTCGCCTTGCTTTATCTTATGGCCTTATTATATAGTATTAAACACTATATGTCAAGTACTTTTTTGCAAAAATACAAAAAATAAGCGCCGATTTCCCGGCGCTTATCTCAGTTATACAGTTTGTTGGATGTCCGCTGCATCTCCCGCACGATACCAGGCAGGCGGCGCTGCACCGTGGCACGGCCAAGATACAGCTCTGTGGCAACGTCTACCTGTGGTAACTTATCCACAAAATACAGTTGCGCGATTCTCGCGTTCTCCCTGCCGAGATTTGCCTGATAGATGACGGTTTCCATGTCTTTCCTCGTCAAACAGCTAAGCTCCGGCGGGAGTTTTGCCCGCGCCTGCGGTGCCATAATAACACCACCTTACTTCATCGCAGCTGCGAGTTTTTTGAGAAGATCGTCGCCGTATTTATACGCAGCGAGGTAATCGATCGTGCTGTCTGTAAGACCAGCCTTCTGCTTGATGGTCTTCTTTGCTTCCTCGACGGCCTCGTCGACCTTCACGGTGTCGTACTCGACCCAAGGGAGCTTTCCGTGCTTCCGCCAATTGCGGGCGTGGTAGCCTGCTTTCGTGCCGATGTTCTGGACGGCGGTGATCTGTGCGCCGTTGTCCCAGATCGGGGTGCATTCGACCGCCAGACCATCACCGATGTACATGCCCCAGTGACCGGGCATCCAGAGACCTTCGCCTGGAATCAGCTTGTCCCAGCCGATGCCGGACACGGCGTAGCACTTGGCGATCATGCCGTCGGCGGAGACATCCGGCACGCTGTTCGAGGCGTACCTTGCACCGCCGTAGTAAGCGTTTTTGTTGCCGTTCCAGCCCCAGAGAATGCCCTTCGTGAGGTTCACGCAGTCAAAGCCATAGACAACTTTTCCGATGAGGCTGCGCAGATATGTGACTCTGCCGCTGGTGTACCAGTCCGGGTACTGGGCGGATTTCTCGTCAATGATCGTTTCGCTCACGGGAGAGCCGAAGCAGCCCCACATGTAGACGGTCTTGTAGTTCTTCGCAACGTCAATGTGCCTGCGCACAAGCTCAGATGCTTTCATCATTTCTTTTCACCCTCCTGCGGCGTACCCGCGTTGTCAATCGCGTCCTGCGCTTTCTGACTCTGGGTCCCGAAATAGAAGGTAATTACTGTCAGGAAGATTGTCAGGAAGTCCTTGCCGGTGATGTCTCCCCGCAGGGCGAGGACGGCAAAGACGATGGTCAGCGAGAGCGTGACCAGGCTTTTGACGCTGAGCAAATTGCCCAGCCGCTTTTTGATATTATCCATTATATACCTCCATCGTCATTTGGTTTTGCAAATACTCTCTTACACAGCAGGAGCAGCAGCTCCCCGCCGAACGCCGCCGCCGCGAAGATCAGCACGTCGGAGAGGTCGGACGGGCGGTCGAGGATGACCGCGACCGTCTTGACGACCACTGCCCACGCGAGCGTAAGCGTCAGGGCGTAAATGCAGTAGTAGACCAGCTCCCGCGCCATGCGCCCCTTCGTCTTCCGCTGCGGCTTTTTCTGCCCGTCCGCCATACTTCTAGCCTCCCAGACCCGCCAGAGCCAGCGCGTAGCCGACTAAGCCTGAAACAATCGCCGTGACCACGGCTTTGATTAAGCCCTCCCAGCGGCTGCCGGGGAGCGCCTTGAGGGCTTTCACGTCGGTCTTGATCTCGTTCACGTTCGACTCGATCGTCTCCTGCTTCGTCGCCAGCACCTCTACAGAGGTGGCCAGCTGGTGAAGCGCCTTGTTGTCCGCCTCGAGCTCGTCGATGCGGTGCTGGTTGGATTTGCAGCGCGCGTCGATCGCTGCGACCTGCGCCTGAATTCCGTCGTCCATATCTGTCTCCTTTCTCGCCCGGAGGCGGCGCTATACTTTTTTCCAGGCCGTCGGGGCGACCGTCGGGGTAAACACATTTCCGTCCATGAGCGACTCATACAGGTTGCCGCCCCACCAGCCTTTCTCGCCCTTTGCAAAGGCCAGTGTGGAGGTAATTACTTCGGGGATGATCCTGTATCCGCCCCGGTACTGCACGTCCTCCCAGAGCGTCGGCGCTTCGTCGGGCGTGTTCTGCGCGGTGTCCCAGAGGTCGACGGCGGCTTTTTTGATCTTGCCGTGCCAGTTGATGCGCGTGCCTGCTTTGACGAGGCTGCCGTCGCCGGTCAGCGTCCCCAGCAGCTCCGGCGCGAGGCTGACAGTCTTGTCGTCCAAAGCGCTTGCCGCCTGTTCGATGTACGGGCGCATTCTCCTCGCCCTCTCAGTGTACGTCATGGTGCTTCCTCCCCCAACAGGATTTTCGCCGCCGTCTCGGTGTCGGCAAGCCGCTCACGCAGCTGCTCCGGGCTTGCCGTCTCGATGTCAAAATTGTCTGTGACAAGCTTATCCGTCTCCGTGTAGGTGTACGGCGCACCGTCAACGTCGATGGCCTCGGCATACTCTGCGCCCGTCTCCGCCTGCCGGATGAGATAGCCCGCATCCGAGTATGTTTTGTACAGCTCCACGCCGTCTGTGCGCGTCTTGTAGTGCTCTCGAATAATCATGTCGATACCCCCACAATATGGTCGGCCAGCGAACTCCAGTTTGTCGCCGCTTTCCACGCATCCGCAAGAGACGCGGGCACCCGGATTTCCAGCTGTGCGTGCGTCGAATCAAACGCGTTGACGTTGGCCAGCGTTGGCACAGCCGTGCAGTGCGTAAAGTCTACAAACCGCAGCGGGTAGCACCGCTGAAACACCTGCGCCGGGATGCTCGCAATGTCCCCGAGACACGTCACCCTGCGAAGCGCGTTGTCACCCTGAAATGCGGCAGCGACAAAGGTTGTAGCGTCCGCTGGGATAGTGACTTCTAGCAAAGAGCGGCAGGCCGAGAAATCTCTAACTTGCCCGTTGACAGCCTTGATGTGGACGCGTTCGAGCGCTTGTGCCTGATTCGCAGCAGTCATATCAAAATTTATCTGCCGGACTGCTGTATTGTTTATGATGTATTTATCTGTATAGTTCATCATACCAGTCCCAGTGATGGCGCGCAAGTTGGTACATTGGTAAAATGTACGATACACGTTTGTAATGCTTTGGATAGCGATCACACGCAACTGCATTGCCTGATTAAATGTTGCATATCCTTCAACTCCCACATTCTGCGGAATAGAGATACTTTCAAGTCGACTACAGAACTGAAATGTTTGATCAGTTATGGTTGTTACCCTTGCACCAACCTCAACTCTCCGCAGCATCGCGCAGCGGCCACTATCGGTTTCGTCGTTTGCAATCAGCTTTCGACCGTTTGAGCCGTTCCCAAGCTGCATCGTCGTACCCTCTTTGACGCTCATAGTGATCACGTACGAGCCGCTGGAGGCGTACACATGCCGATGCTCAATCCAAGAATCTTTGTTTACCGTTTCCGGGGTCGTGCCGTCGCCCCAGTCAACAGTCGTGGCGTTTCTTGGGGCCTGCCAATAGTTGAGCACAAAATCGTCCCACGTCTCGGTGTCCACGTCAACGTAGATCCTTGTCTTGCCGTCATCGGTAATGTACAGCGCGCCGATATCGAGCTCACGGCCTGCGTCCTTAATGTCTTGGAGCGTCCAGTTCCAGCCTTGACAAATCAGCCCATCGTGCGAGGGAAGGGGCGGCAGCTCGGTCTTCGTTGCCAGCTCGGCGAGTGTCCAACTGTAAAGCAGTGTCCCGTCGTAGTCCCAGAAATTGATGTCCGACTCCTTGGGCTGGGCGGTATCTAACGTGCCGGTGATCTTCGCGCCCGAAGCGTCGTGCGCTGTCACGCCGGATTTGAGCGTCGCGGGAGTGACGGTGTCCTCGGTCAGGTCGATGAGCACCTTGTCGCCGTAAACGATTTTGCTCTTTGTGGTCTCACCTCCGGAAATCTCAGGTGCCGCCATACGCTCACGCTCCTGCCTTCTTGCCGATGGTGACGGTTACGCCGCCAGCAGCATTGGGCGTCTCATTGTAGTAGATCGCGGCCACGTCGACCTGCGACATGTAATCGTAGCCGGGGTCCGGCAAAATCGTCTGCGCGGTCGTCAGCGGCTCTACAGATTTTGTCTGCGCCTTGATGGCCTCGCCGCTGTACGTGCCTGTCACGCCGAGGATCGTCACGCCAGCCTTGATGTTCCCGGCAATGATCTTCGCGGCCTCTGTGGGGTCGATGGCGACTTTGCCGGAGCCGTCGTGGTATCCGATGGGGACGATGTACTCGCCCTTGACCGTCGTGATCTTCGCGGCCACCGCGCCGTTGTTCGGCATTTCGCCGGTGATCATCGAGCCCCTTGCGCCTGCTGTCTTGCCGAAGAGGATTTCCGAGGCCTTGACGGTCGCGCCGGACGTGTCGAGGTCAAATTCGCACTCGCCGGTATGCAGCTCGCCGTCCGAGCCGTGATACTTAAAGCCAAGCAGGACTTTGCCGGGCTCTACCGTGTCGGCGGTCAGGTCTAACAGCACCTCGCCGCCATAGATAAATTTGCTTCTGCCCAAAATTTACACCTCCGATGCAATGTAGACCGTCGTGCCGGTCTCGTTGGATACCTCGTAGTATGGGACTTTTGTGACGGTCACATCGTCCGCCAGCAGCTTGTTTTTCGTCGGCAAAACAACCGGCTCAAATGCCCGGGGCACGACCTCGTAGTCCCCTTCATACGCCTCGCCGCCCTGATAGACCACCTTTGCGGGCTCAATCCGCATCCGAATCTCCGGCTGCGAAAGAACCATTTTAAGCATATCCCGCCTCCTTTAGGAAGCTCTTCACGTCCACCTGAACGATCTCCGCCGCCTGCTTATTTCCGTCTGCGTCGGTCAGCGCGCATTGCAGACTCACCGCACCCGGGCGCAGGCGCATTGCGTCTTCGTACGGGATTTTTACCAGCAGGTGCGTTTCGTCAACGACTACCGGCGTGTACTGGAAGAACTGGCATGCCTGTTTTACGTAAAATTCCAGTTTTGTCACCTTTGTCAGGTCGGTTCCATCTACTTCCACCGATAAAGCGTTCGCGATTTTCTGAAACACTTAATCACCCCCCGCTCTGCTGTGATTCAAATACATCCAGTTCGTTCTTTGCTTTGATGAACGTCGTCGTGTCGTCCGAAAGCGAGATGGTAGGCAGGAGGCGCGTATCAGTCGAATAGTCGTGATATGCGATAGACCCACCCATAATGGCATATGCAGTATCGCTGACGAACAAAAAGTGTTGTGGAATCGCCCCGCTCGGAAGCATCGCTTCGTTCACAACCGCAGTTGGGTCGGCTGTTGTCCATGTGTGCCACTTATTGGCAAATACCAAGAGCGTGTTGCTCGCTGCGATTGCACATGATTCTCCATTGTTTTCATACCCACTGTTATTTCCGACAATCTGGTATTCCCAGTTTGTAAGGTCGACGGATGATGCAAGCACCACGATACCGTTATTGCTATATGTTGAGGCTCCATCAATAAGCGTGTAATACTTCCCATTCATGAAGCAAACCGCTGACATTGCGTTTGCTCCATTTGCAATTTTTGTAATTTGCTGTTCTTTCAGCGTAAAGGAAAAACCGCTTGCATCACTGCTTACTGCCACTGAAAGTGTTGTAGATGTCCCGGACGAATTATAACTTCCAACTCCGCACAACACCCAATTTCCATTTACATGCGCGAAAGATACATTGGTGAAGTAGTACTCAGGGAATTGATTAATTCTTGTGCCTTGCCAAGAACTAATGGTCTCCGGCGTTTCCGTATGATAAATTGTCGTTCCGAAAGATCCGGGAATCGCCCACGCAAAAACTCCATCATACGCATCCAGCCCGTAGATAGTCATATAATTCCAGCTGTCGCTTTCATGGTCTTCCAAATTGCTCCACACGCTACTACCAGCCTCGCAATACAGCCTGCCAAGCTTTGTTCCCCCATACGGGCCTGACGGGAAAATTATTAAGCATCTGCTATCTGTACATGCGATATGCAGTCTTGGTGACGATGCGTTTGCAATTTGTGTTGTTACGGTATACTCTTCCGTCCACGTTCCAGTTAATTCCGTCGCGCTCAGAATTGATATTACAGAGTTATAAGTATTTGACCCTGCTGACGTCAGTGTTTTTCGAACCGCAACTATCCAGCGCCCATCAAAATATACAGCCTTGCTTACCGAATTTATATGCCCTGATACCGGGAACGACACTCCATCCCACACAACACCTTCGGCTGAAATTCCGCGCAGCAGTTGACACAGCTGCGGATACTCCGTAAATGTCACCTGCGCCCCGTCGCACTTCAACCACGCATCTCCCAGCCTCTGCGCAGGGCTCGTCCGGATGGTGCCGATGGGTACGATGCGGTCGACCATGTGACGGAATGCGTCGTCCGGGAATGGGTTTGCGAGCGGAAGCTTTAAAAACTGCCCCGTGGAGTCTTGCAGCATGGTGCGTTTGTTAAACGGCGTGCCGGTATCGTCCGGGTCGTCTGCGCGCGTCATGTCGTAAGTATCTGTCTGTCCGGCAACGGGCTTGAGCTTTACCCGCCCCGGAAATTTTGGCGTTCGGTCTTTCATGTTATCCCCCCATGTCTCCTGCGTATAGTTCCTCGTCCGCGTAAACCCAGCCGACCTCCCGACTCTCCAACACGTCATCTACGGCGATGATCGTCTTTTCAATGTTGTTCGCGCCCTCCCAGTCTAGTTCGTTGATTTTTGCCGGAGGGCGCGGGGCAGAATTGACAACTGCATCATATACGGCGTTCGCGGATTCGATATAAGCGTCCATAACGTCTTTGTCGAGCACTTCGTCAGAACCATAATTTTCCCGCACTTCTGCCGGAACGTCGATACAGTGCGTTCTCAGCCGGTCACGGATGGTGATAAGCGCCGTACCGACGCGGTTCAGGTCAGACGCTTTGTAAGAACCTTTCAAGCCAGCTTCAAAGTCTGCCTTTTCCTGCTCCGTGAAGTCGCTCCACAGCTTCTTGTAAAGCTTCTCAGCATAGGAAGCGTCAGCCTGCGTCCGGTCGGTGATTAAGGTTTTCATAATTCTCATGCAGAAGCCCCCGTTCCTACGATATCGCAGTCTGCCGCTGCAATGCCGCTGAGCTTGATGTTCATGCTCGTTATCGTCCCGGTAATGTGGTCATCCCACGGTGTCGTGGTGTCTACATAGTCACCGGGAAGCTCCTTGTCCATGACGATCTGAACGCCGTGCGTCTGCCGCCGCATATAATAGTCAAAGACGTGCTGCGTCACCGCTGCAACGTTCGAGGTATTTACCAGCGTCGCGTCCTTGACTTCTATGACGTTCGGCTTGGTCGAGGCCGTGACGTTCGGATTTGTCTTGGCCGTTACCGCTTCCGTGTGGTAGTAGGTCTTGCCGTCCACTTTGACGGTATCGCTTCCGCTGCCGGACGTGCTGTACGTGTGCGCGGTAACTCTTACCTCGGTCACGATGGCGGACTGGCTGACTTCGCCGCCGACGTAGAGCCGGTTCATGGGAATCTCCGTCGGCGTTTCCTCAGACAGTCTCCATACCTTCACGTTTCCTGTTCCGCTGGTGTCCACCACAGCTCGAAGCGCAAACGCCACCTGCTGCAAAGCCTCCCTTCGTGTGCAGTCAGGGATGTATCCTGTTAGCTTCTCGGTCTGTAGTTCCTCCGAAAGCTCCAAGACGAAATACCCGCCGAGGATGCTTTCTAAAACCGTTTTCGCGTTGGCTTTGGAATAAACAACAGCCGGGAATGGGTCTTCGTCCAAGATTCCCAAAGCGTCAATACAGGAAACGTTGTATACGTTTTTGCTTACGCGGGTAGATTCGTCGATGTAAAACGTGCCGATTTTCGTCTTTCCGTTGTACGCATAAACGGGCTGCTTCTCTTGGAAAATAAAATCAATATCTTCCATGCTGTCCAACGTGAAGTCCAGCGTGTTAATCGCCAGCTCGTCGGATATGATGTTCAATTCCTCGGTCGCCTCAACGCTCCGAAGCTCCTGCCGCTCGAACTCTCGAACAATGCCGAAAAGGATAAGGGATATCTTGATTGGTCGGTTTGGCAGATTCGTTTTGTTGAACTGAATCTTGATTTTGTTATACAGTTCCACAGTTTTCTCGCAGAAGTAATTTCCGCTGTTCGGGAAGAACTGCTGTGTGGCCAGCTGCGTTGTTCCGTTGTACCACGTGATATTCAGGTCGCTGCAATAGTCCCCGGTTTCCCCGTCAAATTTGAAGTAGATTCCGAGAGACGTAAACTGCCCGTCAAGCGAAATCTCAATAGTAGGCGGCGTATCGAACGTGCAATCCGCCTTGCTTCTCGGCGTAGACCAGAAGCCAACCGGCTCAGAAGCAGGCTTTACTTTTCGTGTGCCGTTCAGCACCCATTGATTCTGCTCCGTCGTTGCAATTGGTCCCTCGAATGCCCCGAAGGGCAGAAGCGAGGTTTTTGAAATACCCATAGCCTCACTTGCTGTCACACTCGCAGCCGCCGCAGAACCGACCGCAACGTCTTCATACACAACTTTTACGCTCATAGCGGCGTCCTCTTAGGCTTCATCGCAACAAAATTAAATGTAAGGTTTCCCCATTCGTTCTTCTGCCCGTAAGCTGTCAAAAGTTCATCGTCTCCGTTTGCAACATACGCATCAAAGGTCAATGTACCTTGTGCATACGGAACGGTGAGGGAATGGCTGTCGACCGGAGCAGAAATTGCTTCGTAGAACCTGTCGTATTCCGCCGGGTCAGTTCCAACCGGGTCAAGCTCCACGCTGTAGTTGTAAAACGTGCCGATGATGTCGCGCACCATCGCGCCGGTCATCACGCGCCCCGCATTATCGCCGTCCAGAACCGCAAAAGAGCGTTTCAGACTGGTTACATGCAGGTTCGGATACGCCGTGCCGTCGAGGGTCAAAACACTTGTCATGCCTTCACCCCCGCCAGCCTTACGCCTACGCGCTGCGTTTCTTCGTTGTTCGCCTTATAAACAGCCCGTGCAAACTCTCGGCCGTTGAGCTGCAAGATGATCGTCTGCGACCGTCCACCGGATTCGTTCATCGCCTGCTTGAATGCCTGCACCATTGTCTCAAGCGGCGTTTCGATGTTCGTTCCGCTCTTCTGGTCGCCCAGCACCGCCATAAACTCCCGGTTCGGCGGGATGACCGCGCCTTCTGCCAGTCTCGGGAGCGCAACCTGACTGACAAGCGGAATGCTGATGCCGAAGGACTTGCCGCCGATGAGGGGAACCCAGTCCGGAATCTCAAAGTGAATGGTATTCAAAGCGGAAATCAGAAGGTTGATACCGTCGATAATGAAGTTAATTGCCGACTCAATGATGGCAACAATGTTGTTCCAGATACCCCTGAATATCTCGGTGACACCCTGCCATGTCTTTGTCCAGTCTCCGGTAAATACGCCAACAATGAAGTCAATGACACCCTTCAAGATGTCCTTGATGTTTTTGTATACATCTGAGACAAATTTCCCATATGTTTGAAATATTGATGCAAGCAGCGGGCTCTTGGATTGCAGCCATGTGATAAACATGTTCCACGCATCCTTGATGGAGTTTACAATCGCGTTCCACGTCTGCTTCATTCCTTCCCAGATCTGCTTAATACCTTCTACTGCAAGCTTCATATCGCCGGTAAATACGCCCTTGAAGAACTTCCCGAAACCGTCTATAATATTTTTTAAGCCTTGAATCAGTTCTTCCCCATGTCCGGTGAAGGACACAAGCGCAACCAGCGCGGCGAGGAAACCTGCAATAAGAAGTGGAATCCAGCTGCCCGTCAGAAGTGAAATGCCGATACCGGCGGCAAGCAGCCCTGCGATGATCGTAAGCGTATTCACCAAATTAAAGCCGTTTTCGATAACGTCTTTGATACCGACAACCAGCATGGCAAGACCGCCTACAACTAATGCAATTCCTGCCGCGATTGGTCCGAAAGCGATTGCAAGTCCAACTGCAAGCGCGGCAAGACCTGCCAGCATCCCGAGGAAGTTTTGTAAATCAATCCCGTTATTCCAAGCATCCAGCCAGAAGTATACAAGCGCAAACGCACCGGCAACAGCAAGGGCGATGCCCCAAATCTTGCTCAGGTCGTTCGTGAACAAGCTCGCGATTTTCCACGCAAGAAGCCCGGCTGCAATCGCTCCTACCAAGCCGAGGATGTCGTGGAGCTTGTCCTCTGCCATGTCGAGGTTCGAAAAGTCCGGCGCGATCTCCGTTGATGCCGCGCCGCCAGCACCACCACCTGCAGCAGAAGTGGAATTATCGGTGAGCTGGTTGATCTCGTCGAAGCTTGCCATGCTTTTACTTGCGTCTTTCGCCGCCGCCCCAACACCTTCCAGTGCCTTCTGCTCGTCGTTCAGCCCTTGTGCGGCTGATTTCTGCGAAGACCAGCTTTTCCCGGAAAGCATACCGAAGAACTTTGCAATCGCCGTGACTACCTGTGTGAGGATATTCACCAGCTTTACAAAGACTGGTATCACCACTTGCAAAATTGGCTGGGCCAGCGTCAAAAACGCCGCCTTGAGCCGTGCAACCGCCGCCCGCGCTTCCTCGTTCTGCATGATGGTCTTCCCAAGCCATGTTCTAAGACTTTGCAGCGCTCGAGTAATCAGCGAGAACACCAGAACGCGCTTGAAAAGACCGGAAACACGCTTGCTGAACGTGTTCATGCTGTCGGAAACCTTCTTCGCTGCGGTCTCCATTCGATCTGTCGCGCCGCTTGCGCTTGTGATTTGCTCCGTGAGCTCTCCGGCTTTTTGCTTTGCAGCGTCCAACGCGGAAGTCTGCGCGATCACTTTGTCCGTGATTTTTGCATACTTTCCGTCCAAACTCTCAACGAGCTTGTCCTGTTCTTTTAAGATTGCTTCCTGCTCTTTGATTTGCGCTGCAACTTCCGTCTGCCGCCCGTATGCTGTGATATAAGCATCCGGAGACGCGGACACCTCGCCGGACGTGATCTGCCGAAGCCGCTCGGATTCCGCCCGCAACGATTTCAGCGCATTTTCTGCCTGTTTTGCAGATTCTTTCGCTGCGTCAAGCTGAGATTTCAGCCCGCTTTGCTCTCCGGTGCTTTTCTTCAGCTCGGCTTCCATCTTGTCGATTTTCGCCGTCAGCTTATCAAGCTCCTTCTGCGCGTTTTTTGCGTCGACCTCCGCTTGAACAACGATTCTTCCATCTGCCATTTTCTCACCACCTTATTTTGAAATGCCCCATGCGGCGAGAACGTCTTTCTCTGCCTCTGTGTATGTAACTTTCAAATCGATTATATCCCTGTTCTTTCGGTAGAACTCCCGCTCCTGCTTGTCCAGAGGCTTCCCGTGTGCCTTTTTGTCCCGAATACGAACCACTTGAGCAAACAGGCAGTCTCCAATCTCCTGATAGAAAGACAGGAACGACCACCAGTGCAGATACTCAAGTGCCCGAACCTCGCACCCAGCGATTCTGTTCACGGGGGCAATAATCATGTTGAAGTCCTGCTCCCATGACATCAGCACGGGTTCCCGCTTCTTTTCTTTGCGTTCTTCACCACGGTCTATAAACCGAAAACACTGGTTCAGAGCTTCATGATAGTCGTTGGCTGGCATTTCCTCAAAGTCGGGATAGAAGATTCTTAACGATGCCTCCGCCTTGTCCTGCTCGTCCAGCTCGCTATCAACAAGGGCGGTGAGGATATCCAACACCGCCCGATAGTCAGACCGGATTTCGTATTCTGTTCCGTTTACGTTGACCGATGTCGGTAAAGACCAGATTACTTTTTCCATCTTTCCATATATTTCTTGATTCTCGGGTTCGTAGCCTTCTGTTCTCTCGCAAAGGTGGTGTCGATCTGGTCGATGATGCCGAGCATCAGATTGCTCCATACAGGCAAACCGTCAGCCAGTGCGAGGACGTTCATAGAGCCGAAAAGAGGCGTGCAAAGCGGAACCCCGAAAAGGCTGTCGATCGTATCGCGCATTTCGTTACTTTCCCGACGCGCAATCTCAAAGATTTCTTTTTTGTTCGCGTTCTTTTCCACTTCTGCCTGATATTTCCGCTGACGATCTTCCAATCCGTTGAACACGTCAAAAATTTTCTCTACAATTTCTGCGTCTGTCGGGTTGAACTCGAGCGTTACTTTGTCGTTGATGTTGATTTTTTCAACGCCAGTTGCAATCTTGATGTCCGCCATCTATCGTCCCTCCTTATGCCGCGTCCGGCGTAAACGTAATTTCTCCGTTGGAACCAACCGCCGCAGTGCCGGTGATTCTCTCGCCGCCCGGAGTTACCGTAAGCGGCATACCTACGAAGCCGCCGCCTTCGCCGCCAAGACCTGTCGCCTCGATTGCAGCGCCCTTGTATCTCTCTGCAAAAACAGCCGTTTTCTTCGTGCCTGCGTAATGATGCACGATAAGAATGTCCTGATTCGCCAGAGCCGCCGCGTTCTGTTCCTTAACAGCGAGGTTCCAGACATGCGTAAGCGCAACATCTCCGGCATCGAGTTCGCACGGTTCAAAGTCCTGCGTGATGATGGGCTTCTTCATCGTGGTTCTGGTCTTTCCGAGAATATCCTTGTCGGACTTCTTCTGCCAGTCGTATTCCATGCTGGAATCCGTTACGCGCGTCCCAATCGGCGACCATACGGCGGCGGAATCAGTACCCGTATTCACACAAAGAATCAAAAGTTCTCTGTCTACAGGCTGCCCAGCAACGGTGTTAAAAGTCATATTTTCTGCCATAATCAAATCACCTCATATTTCATCTTCATTAAGATTTGATGGTCTTCCGAACCGTCCTTATATGGGTAAAGTAACGCCGCGCGGCTGGATACATCCATGCGCCGGACGCGGATTCCATCGCCCAAAGACGGATAATTCTGCATCGCCCAGTCTCCGAATCGGTTCAGCACTGCGTCCACTTTCAGGCGCTTATCGTTGCTGCTGCCTGGGAAGATACGGGCGATAATTTTGAACTGGTATTCTGCTTCATGCCCGCCCAAGATGTATTTCTGTGTGATGTATGTGCCTGGAATCACGGACAGAGCCACGCTTGCAGAATCGGCGGCGAGGAACTCATAATTGATAGCTGCAACCGGGAGGTCTTCATCCGAGAACGAGTTTACCCAGACCATCATTTTTCTTGATATGTCCTGTTCTTCCTCGGAAGAAACAAGCTTTTTTTCTTTTTCAGAGCCCATTTTTCACCGCCTTATCTGCAACTCGAATCCATTTGTCAAGGTTCTCAGCCTTTGAAGCCTCGAACCAGTGTGATTGTGCCTGCGCGTGTCCGGATGTCGTGAACACAAGGTTTTTGTCCGTCAGAACCTTCGTTCCGCCCTTTGGCGCGTATGTGCTTCCAGTCTCCGGGTCAACCATGACTTTCCCGTAGTACAGGAATCTTGCATACGGTCCCGGATAGATGATCGCATTACCGTCCACCATTGTTCTCTGGTCAAGAGAGCCCGTCAGAAACGGCACATACGGGCTTGTGTCCTTTTCTACCTGTACAGCAACAATGTGTTCGGCTTTTGTACAAGCCCGTGCTATAGCCTCCTGAAGCTCGTCAAATCCGTCGGTTTTCACACTGAATTTCAGCATCACGTGCCTCCGACCTGCCAGTGCTGCATAGAAGGACTGCCGAAGTCCTTCATGTCCACCTTTGTCACTTTGTACACATCGTCGTAAAGCATCTCAATCCGTTCTTCCGTCTTGTCCGGCTCGACTACTTCACCCTTCACAAAGAAGGTCGTGCCGCCGTTACCGTCCGTGGATAGCGTCCAGATTTTGCTTTTATCAGTTGCTCGCCAGAACTCTTGCGGTCCGACATAGCGCTTCACCGCGCCTGTCACGCCGTCTACGGCTGGCGAGGAAAACGGAATGTACAGATTCACCGCATCTGCGCCTTCAAGCCCGCTCGCGCGGACGTTGGCAGCTTTCGACGCTTGGAGCATTACGCCGCGAATCACCGTGATATAGCGCTTCTGCGTGTCATTGAAATTCTGGTCTTGCTCCTGCGTGACGTTGTAGATGGTTACAGTGTGGGGGGCGTACATGCAAAACACCTGCCTCTGTAGAGAAGCCCGGTATGGGCTAGATATTCACGCGCTACGCTTGCAAGAGCCTTCTTCGCCTCCGAAGCCGCTTTCAATGCAGACACGGAAGAATCACCGCCGCTGCGAAGCGTCCGGGAATAGCCGCCTACAGTCTCGCTCTGCAATTCTCCTTCGTCAGATGCAAGCCCGGCGGACACATTCTTTCTGGCAAGCTCCTGTGCCGTGTCGATCAGCATATACTGGTCGACTAAGGCACAGCAGCACATTTTTACAGCATCCAGCTCCGCAAAATCCTTTACTCGATTTTGCGTGTAGTAGTCAAGGAAGGAACTGGCGCGTGTCGCCAATCTGCAAAAACTATCCGCGTCTACAGTTCCCATGTAAGTATCGCAGTAGTATTCATAATCAGCGTAGATCATCTCCCCACCCCTTCCAGAACAGCCAGAATTTCAGCCTTTTTCATGGAACTGTTGACCCCTTCCACCCCGTTTTCCTCAGCATAATCGAGAAGCTGCGCTTTCGTCATGCCGGAAAACGTGGGCGGTTCAGAGGCAGGCGCTCTCAACAGTTCATTTAACCCCCCGCCGAGATCGTGCCGACTACAATGCCGTCCATGCGCTCTGCGAACAGCGCCATACCGTTGATAACGGTATCGGAGGCGGTCATGTTGGTGTAGTCCGGCTCCTCATGGATGCCGATATAGCCGGTTGCGTCGGTGGTGAAGTCAAACACTTCGCCAAGATCTGCGCCGTTCACGGGGATGTAATACAGGACAATGTTGTCCTTCGCCGTAGCGTAGATCTTACCCTTCGGAACACTGGAATTGAAGATTACGGTGCCAAGACCGAGGAAGTTCTCCACGTAGGTCATTCCGAAAGCGGTCTGTAAGGTAATGTTCGCCGTTGCGAGGTAGTCTGCCACATCCAGAGGGTTCATGAAATAAACCGCGCCGATCTCGTCGTCCTCGAACAGAACCTGCAACTGCCCCCACGCCTGCGCAAGGGTAGCCTGGAAGGTTGCGCCCGTTGCCGTTCCTGTGCCGGTTGCAAGGAAGGCAAAGAAGTCCTTACGGATGCCCTTCTGCACGTCCTTGAGCATTTCGTCGGTGGTCATTTCCACCGCCTGATCGTAGCCGCGGTCTGTGATTGCCTCGGCAGAGGTAGCCTTACGCCACTTCTTGAGCGTGATCTCCTGATAGTTCACGGCTTCCGTTTTGTACTTGCTCAGGGGAATGGTTTCACCTTCCGCCACGGCACCATCTTCCAGCGTGCCGGTAGCCTTGTAGCTCTTGAGAACGGTGCCAGCCTGCTTTGCGATTTTGCGGGTAACGCCAAGAGCCTCCATCAGCTTCTTGATGGAATAGCCGAACATTTCGGTAAATTCGATCTCGCGAACTCGCGCAAGATCAGCTTTTTTAATCAGCTTAGGATCAACAGCCATAGTTAATCTTCCTTTCTAAACAAATCCATATTTGCGGCGATTGCAGCGCGCCGCTCCGCTCTGTCAGTGATTTGCATGATCTCGTCTTTCGTCATCGCCTTGCCGCCGTCGTTGAGACGTGCGCCCATGTCCACACGGACAGAAGGTTTGGATACAAGTCCTTTATAAGTTCCTTCGATAAGTGCATCGAGGCTCTTTGTGTCCTTGATTTTCTCACCGTCCATCTCCAATGCGGTCATTTCCTCGCCGCAGCCGCGCATGGCAAGATCGAGATTTGCGCCTGTGATATTCTTGCTTTCAAAGTAAGCCCGAACAGCCTTTTCCTTTGCCGCCTTGCTTTCCTTTGCTGTGATGCCGGATTTATAAGCCTCGAATTCCGAGTGTTCCTTTTCGTACTTCTCCTTATATCCGCCATCGCCCGCCGTCTTGAGGTCGTCCAACTGCTTTTGAACGTCGGGCAGTTTCTCCGCATCAGACTTGTACTTGCTGACATCAGCCTTCAAGCCGTCTACGGTATCGGTATGTGCTTCAATGATGGTGTCCACCTGTTCGTCGGTGAGCCCCATGCCTTTCAGTAATTTTCTGGTCAATGCCATTTCTATCTTCCTTTCCTTTGTCCGCAGTTCGTCGCGGCGATAGATTGTATAAAACCGCAGTGCTTCGCGGGTTTTACCTGTAAATTATTTGTAGAAAACTTTTGTCCTTTCTGGTTGCTCCGGCAGTCCTGCCGCCTTGCTGAACCTGCTATATTCTGCGTTCAGCCGCCGAAGCTTTATGTTCGCGGCGGTCGCATCCTCGGAAAGCCCAGCTTCTTTGTATGCGTTTCTAAGCTTTTTCTGCGCGCGGATTTGACGTTCTATGCGGCGCTGCATCTGCGTCGCTTCATAGGCTGTGTAAGTCTTTCCGTCAAACGTACAGCCAAGACCATCATCGATATGATTGAGCTGTTCATCGGTGTAAGTCCGCTCCGAAACTCCCGGAACATATGGGTATTTGTGATGCCTACAGTTTGCGCCTGTCAGACCGTCAACATATCCGTAACCGGTCGTTTCCACAAGGTCATCGTAAAGCCCCAGCGGGTCAGGTTCGCCGCTTTCGCTCTGGTAATAGACTTTCCCTTGCCAGTCCTTGTGGCTCGACCACGGCGAAGCACCCGGCTTGTCACGCGCCCCAGAGTGCGCAGACACTTCAAAGTATCGCGTTTCTAGGTATTCTGCGCTTTGGTTCGTGTACTGGTCGCAGATCTGATTCACGCCGGTCATGACAGCTCTCCGAACAGCAACGTCGATGTGGTCGACGTGTCCGCTTTCGTAGTTCACGATTTTCAGTCCACCTGCAAGCTGTTGCACCGCAGACTTAATCGCCTGATTGTAGCTGATCGCCCCGCTCTGAATCTGCATAACAGCAGAATCCAACGCCCACTGATACGCACGAGCGGGCGGAAGCATCGTCCTGCCTTTGTCCACTAAAAATCCCATAGACTTTGTGATGTTATGAAATTCATCAAGCGTCTGCGCTCTGATTGCTTCTATGGTCGCAGTGTTCACCAGAATATCAGGCTGTGTCAGTCCTGCCATGTCGATAACCGATGTGTAATACTTCTGATTTCTGGCAATAACATCGTCGAAAAGCTCCTTGAGCTTCTTCTCGCTAATTCCAGAGGTCTTGCGGATTGCTTTTCCAATCTCATTCGTGTCAATGCCATGCGACCGCAGCGCCCGGATATCTTGCACCGTGACTTCGTTCAGCCGATCTTTCAGCGCAAGCCTACTACATATCTCATCGAGGATCGTATCTTCCAAACCTCGGAACAGTTCTGCCAGCTCCTCCGGTAGCGCGTCAAGGACTTCCGGCTGAAACGGATATTTCATTTGCTTTCCTCCGTTTCACAATCTCGTCATAGTGCGGTTTTACCCGTATCACGTTCCAGTCGCATTCTTCCGGCACTTTCCCGTAAAATATCACCCATTCCGGCGATAGCCGCTTCGTCATTTCCTCGTAGCCGCGCAGGAACAGGCGTTTGCTATCCTTGTTTACATACGTCCCAACCGAAGAAACCGCTACTATGCCGCCGACAGGCTCGCCATCGAAGCACCAATCATAGCTCCTCTCATCGCTCCATGAGATCGTCGGGTAAACCGTTATCCCGTGCAGCTGCCAGTATGCCGCTAACCAGTGCTTGCGGTAATGGTTGTATATCTGCATGGCAAGCGGCATATCAGTATATGTGGAAAAATCCGGCGCGCATGCCGCCGCAAACTGCGACAGTTTCGGAATGTACTTGTCCGGCGTGTTCCAGTGCCTTACAAATTGATAATCGTCAATAAAGAAATGCACGATTTTATCTTCTGGGTTCTTTGCCGAAAGAAGATAGTTCCCTGGTACAAATTCCCCTTGTGGATACGCTTTGACCGGGTCAATTTGCGGAACGCCATACTTTCCTACGCCGAGGAATACGCACTTGTCTAAGTTTTCAAAATTGATCATACTTTAAACCCGTATTTTTTCCTCAACTTGTCAAGCTCGTCTTTATAAATAGCTTTCGCCATTGAACTCAGTCCGTCTCTCCTGTCAATAATGTCTCCTGCCTTCATCCCGCTCGGAAACATTTTTGACAAGTTTGCGATTTCATCCGCGTAGCGTTTTTTTGCTGCATTGTACGCATCCGCCCACATCCTTATTTCATCAGTTTTAGGGCGTCCAATGCTTTGGCTCCGACGCAATTTTTCATTCATTTCAAATGTTTTGTATGGGTCTGTCAGTATGTCCTTCGCCCAGTTTATTTGTTTTTCGCTTCCTAAGATTTGTGGGAGCTTAATGCCGACCCTCTCGCCTCCAGAGCCTCCACCGGCTCCACCTCTGCCGCCCATCACTCCACCTCCTGCTGCTGTTCAGTTACCATGTCCTGCGCCTTTGGGAGTGCAGCCTTTGCGGTTGCCTCGTCCTCGTTCATCCAGCGCATGCGGAACTCCCAGTCGTTCATGATGCCTGCACTGAGAAGCTGCATATCGCGCAGGAAGTCCGTCTGCTTGTCCTCGATGATAGAATCGTCAAAGTCAACGGAAATCTGTACTTCCTCATTCAGGCCAGCCTCCATGTACCTGTTCCCCATGCGGAGCAGCGTCCTGCAAAGATCTGTGATTGCCTGTTCAAGCAAAATCTCATGCTTCTTGATCGTTCGGAACATGGTACTGTTCTCGCTGATAACCTGCGTCGCTGTAGCAATACTTCCCTGATCGAATTTGTAATGATTCTCACCGAAGCCGCACTTGCTGGAAAGAATATTCAACATATCCTGCATTCCGGTATTGAACTCCTCGGTACGAAGCGTCATGTCAACGGACTGTAAAATGTTCCCGTTGTTTGCCCTGTCTTCTGGGAGGACGTAATACACAGTCTCACGCTTATCAAAGACTGGTCTGCCGTTCACGTCGCGCGTTGCTTCCGGCTGAACCATAATTCGCTTTTTGCCGAGTACAAACTCGTTCACATAGCTGTCATAGGTAATATCGACGCTCTTGAGCTGGTCGATGGCATATGCAAACACAGCCACACCGAGTGGATTGTTTTCATCAGAATTCGCAATATTCAGCCGATCAATGACAAACTGTGGCTTGTCGCTCCCCGTATGAACAACAGGGGGAATCGTTTCAAAGCCCTTTACACTGGTCAGCGGCACTTCATCGGAATCATACAAATGGTTCTCGATGTCGTACTCGCCGCCGTTCAGCCTGTGGACCTGAATGTATGTGTACTCTGTATCGTCAACCTTTTTTGTAGAGGCGAACGCACACTCTCTGATGATTCCATTGTCCCATGTCAGGGGATAAATGTTCGTCGCGCTGACATAGTTGATACGAATGCGCCCAGAATCAACAATTTCTGAAGTGTCCGGATTGATGGACATTCCCTCAATGACCGGAACATACGCGATCGTTCCAAGCGCTGCTTTTCGCTCCTGCGATTCGTTCGCCTTGATCTCCCAGTTGTTTTCCGATAGAATCGTGTCTACGAACTCCTGCTCCTTCTTCCCCTCGAGCGTGATGTTTACCCGCTCGTTCATCAGAAGGTTTGCCCAGTCCTCGCATACCTTTTTCGCCATGCTTACGGAATATCTGTGGCACTCCAATTCTTCTATGCCATTCCATACCGTGTAACTGTGGAAGTCCTCGACATTCCCTTTGTACCAGTCTCCCCACACTCCGATCAGCTTGTAGAAATCGAGATCAACGGTATCGAATCCCAGCTCCTTTAATGCTCTGCGTATGTTCACTCTTTCACCGTCCTATCGTATGCCCGGCGCGTTCCAGGTCTTTGTAATAAGGCTCTATGCTGTACTCAAACGCATCGAGGCTGTCAATATCGGATGTTCCATCGTCAAGGCGCTCGTCCTCGAACTTATCCGGATCATAAATTGCTGATTGAAACGCATCGATCAAATGTGGGCAGTTCCGCGAAACCTTGAGCCTGCCTTGCTTCATCAGGAGCACAACCAGTCTGATTCTGTCTGTGATCTGCATTTTCAGCGCGTTCTTGACTTGTGTCCCAAGATTCTGTTTCTGAGCAGTATGATCTAGCCCACGAATCAAAACCGTTTCCGCGCTGTCTGCTCTCGTCTGGCTGTAGCCGTATTTCGATGTTATCAGCTTGCAAAACGTAGCAAACCGCCCGTTCAGCGCGTCAGGGTCGATCTCTTCGTTCTTGATGTATTCTTCTTCCAGCGCGACCACGCGATAGTCTTTTGTAATTCCAGTCGCTTGAAACTTCGTTGCAGACTTCGTGCCGCCGAAGTCAACGCCGATGGAAATAACGGAGAACCTTGTATTTTTTTCCCTTGCCCATTTGAGAGGGTCATCAATCAGATACTTTTCTGTGTCGTTGGCAAAGTCCTTGTAAACAATACCCTCCGCAGCTACCCACAGTCCGCGAACATAGCGGTCGTAGAATATCCCGGCGTACATGTTTTCATAGCGTTCAAGCGTCCTTTCGCTCAGGCCGGGGTTATCCTTCATCTCGAAATGTAGGTAAAGCGTGTTCCGTTCCCTGTGCCGCTTTATCCATTCCTGATAGAACCAGTGGTGAGGGCTTCCGGGGTTACAAGAGAACCACAGCTTCGCGCCGTCCACAGAGCATCGTGCAAGCGCCTGCTCCACAAAAGAGCGGGGCATAAGCACCACTTCGTCCAGAAGCACGCCTGCCAGCGTTCGACCCTGAATCAACGTGTAACTCGCTTCGTCCTTGCCGCCGAACACCTCAAAGTAGTTCGTCACAGCGCCGCGTCGCACTTCCATGACCTTATCGCCGCGCCGCCATCGGACGATATAGTGCTCTTTCGCTAAGCTCATCGCCGTAAACGGTACAATGATGTTCTTTGTGCAGCTGTCCACAGTTCGCCCGCATACACCGAAGCGCTGCCCGCTGAAATTCTCCATCGCCCATCGTACAAACGCCCACATCATGATAGAGGTCTTGCCGGAACGAACCGCGCCGTCACAAATCAGCGCGTCATACTCGGAATAGGGGAAAGCAAGGATTTTCTGTTGTTTTGGGCTAATCATCGCTCTCCAACCCTTCTGCCATTTCACGCAAGCTCTGACTCAGAGCGTCTTCCTTAATCGTATCTGATTGGTTTCCACCAATTATCGCCCATTTGTCGATCAACGTCCCCATCGCCGTTGTAATCTGGCTCAGGTTTGCAGCCGCGAGCTTGTCAGGGTCATTCAGCATCTCAAGCCCTTTCCCGATGAAAGAACATACAAGCTCTTTTCGGGAATCCATGTACGCGAGAATATCTTCTGTGTTTTCCTCTTTTTTTCGTCTGCACATCTCTGCAATATCTGCATTATTGTGCACAATCTTCTTTACAGTGTTCGGGGAGCAGCCGTTAAGCTTCGCCACAGCGTTACAGCTTCCGAGCTGGGCATAGTCGGCAACTATTTTCTTTTTTTGCCGATCTGTCAACCTCGCAGCCATAATCACCACCTCGAAATAGTTATCCTTTTCACGCTCCACCGGATTGCGGTTTCCGGTGGAGCTAAGAAAAAGGAGGTTCCGCAGTACGCTGCGTAGCCGTTGAAAAGGATGAAAGCGCAGAGAATATACCTCTACGCTTCCATTTTACCGTATTTTTAGGGCTATTTTGAAAATATACTTTCAAAAACTATTACTTTTCGTTCCCAGCAAGATAATCAAGCGATACGTCGAATATTTCAGAAAAGCATAGTAACACAGACAATGTGGGTTCCGCTTCTCCGCGCTCGTACATTCCTACCATCGGTCTTGACAAACCGCATCGCTCGCTTAGAACGTATCGTTTTATTCTTTTTCGTTCCCTCAGTTTTCTCAGCCTTTCTGGGAACACGCTTGCCTTGTCCTCCGTTTACATCAGCCTCCTCGTTTCATTTTCTCGTCCAAGACATCCTTCAAGCACGCACACAAGAACGCCCCGTTCGTCATCACATGCCAAATAGACGGCAGCCCAGATTCTTCGTCGATGTGCGTCGGGTCTTCCCAGATTGCCAGAACGTGCCTTAAAAGCGCTTCGTGCCATCTCTCCGGCTCAATGCTGCGCCAGTCCTCCGCGTCTTTGTACTTCGCCAAGCCATATTCCCGCGTCGCCATAATCGCCTCTATCACCTCTACGGGCACGGTCGATGGGCGGGGCTTTTTGTCGTCGTACTTTGCGCCCTTAATCTTTTCCAAGTCTGCGTCCCTCCATTTCAAAACGCTCCATGTACTCCGATTTATCGATCTCCAGCCACTTCCCGTTGGACTCCTTGAAAAAGCGGCCTACTTCCTTTCTTTTCCCATCCGGTGTCTCAGCGCTCCAGATTGCCATTGTATCGTAGTCGCCTAATTTGGGGTCTACCAATACCGTCGTCCGGTGGACAATAATCGGCTTGTTATACGGTGTATACGGAAATGTAATCGGGAATAATTCTCCTAAAATATTTGCGACAAAACTGTTGTGCCAGTATGTACCGCTTGGCTCATCTTTGCAAATGAATCTGTTGATGTCGCTGTATTCTATATGCCCATCGTCGTATACATACTTAAACAGGTCACTCATGCGCTTGCTCTGGTAGCATGTGTATTTGTGTTCTTTATCCGTCCAACCGACTTCATTCCATGCGTCTGGCGTATCCTCAATCGGGGAAAGCGGTTTGCCGTCAATTAGGCGATTCAAAACCTGCTTTGTAATGGACATGCTCACGCCGCTGTGGTCATCTTCAAGCAGACTCTCAAACGCTTTTAAGGCGCTTTTATAGCAAGCACAACCGTAAGCCCATTCGTCGCTTGGTTTTCCGCCGCGCTCTTGTTTGCACGCAATTTCAACTTCTCGTTTTGCCCATTCACTCATGCCCATTTTTCGTTACCTCCTTCAATCTTTGCGACGAAAGCGCGCTGTATGTTTCCTTTAGAATTTCCACCGTGTAGCGCACCTCGCCGCAGCTTTCGCATAAATATCTTCGTGTTCTGATGATCCGCTCGCTTGTCGGCCTGCTGTTCATGCACCGCATCTTTTTGCTGCATCCCGGGCAAATCATAGCTGTATCCCCCTTATGTACTTATCGAAATACGTTGTTGCTACCGCCATAGCCGCCCACATGTCGGCGGCGAACCCGTAAAAGAAACCGGGGTTCTTCTTTGTTCCCTTGCCGTAGTTCGGCTGACCTGGCGCGTAGCGGTCGACGAGGGCTTGTCGGATGTTCGCATCCTTCGCCGTCGCTCTGCCGCAAAGGTAAAGCTTTTCCTCCCGGCGGAAGATCTTCTGTATCTGGTATCCCTGCCGGTAAATCTCGGCATATTCCCAGAACCGCCCAATCCAGAAGCAGGTGTCAAACACCTCTTGGCCTACCGGCATTCCCATTCCCGCCACCATCTCAATCGCTAAATGTTCATATGGCCAGCAGAGCACTTTATATATCTCCTCGTTCGGAATCTTCCCAACGTCCAGCACCTTCCGGATTTCCTTCCCGTCGTGCTCTACGATAACATAGCCGGATTTCTCGTTGCCGGGGTCAATCGCAAGGATCACGCCCATCGAATACCTCCCCTCTCACAGCCCAGAATATCGTATTGTACGCATCATACCGTTTCTGGATATCCGTGCTTGCGATATCCGCGCAGCTCATCTGCCATGTTTTAAAAAGGTCACACGATTCCAATTCCGGGCAGCCGCAGCGATATACACAGTTCGGCACAAGCACATCGGAGATCTCCGGCTGCTTGATATGCAATGTTGCTTTGAGGTCCGAAGCGTACGCCCGTGTCTCGCAGTCTGCCTGGCAGCACAACCGTTTGCGCATGGTGTCGATCAGAGCTTGCACATTTGCCTCACCCACGAAGATCACCGGCGCGTCCTGCGGCAGCTTGTCCCTCGGCGTTCCGGTTCGGTCTGTCCTCTGCGTGGAGATAAAGCACTCCCATTTGTGCCTTGACCAGTGCGTCGCAATCCAGCTCTTAATGCCTTGCCAAACCCACGATACCGAGATCCGCCGAATCGGCGAGTGTTCGGCAATCAGAATTCGGCGCTTAAAGTCCTCGCTCGGCTCATGTCCCAAAGAGCCTTTTCCGGAGGTGGCGCGGCAGGTGTCCACGACCTCCTGCCAGTCGCCCTTGATGTTTGTAATGTGTGTGTTCATTCTTCCCTCCGTTCTCCGTAGCTGCAAAAATCGTCAGGTTTCGGTGCGTCCTCTGGGGTAATCCGAACGACATGAAACATCTTGCAGCCATACCACTCTCCACCGTTGTTGTCCGCAAACCACTTGCAATCCTTGCAGCGCACTATTTGTATAGCATCGCCCGGAAATGACGCCATCGCCCTTTCGAAGTCTTCCGCGAAAATTATGCGACAAAGCCCGCGACCATCGCTCAAATCATGAAGCGGGATCTTCTTCAACCATTCCCTCAGACCATCGGCAGAAACCAGTTTTTCACTCTCCATTGTCTGCGTCCTCCTTCCAGCCGTCCATACGCGCCCCGCAGTGCGGGCAGTAATCCATTCGCGCGTCAAATCCGATGTCGCACGCCGAGCAATACTGGATATCTCCTGCCGCTTCGCTATGGAACGGAATCCACTTCGCATGCACCACCTCCGCAACGTCGGCGGCGGGCTGACGCAGCAGGAGCGTTTTCACCCGCGTAGGCGTCCAGTTCGGATTTTCCGCGTTGCAGGATTCAAAGTCTTCCAGCGCCGCTTCGCGGCTGATGTATCCGTCAGGCATGGTCTGCCTCCAATTTTCCTTTGTGTTTCTTCACGAGCTCCTTCGCTAAGTTCAAGCCGACTGCAGTATAGTCAAATTCGGAGTCCCCGATAGCCGGTTCAACGCATCCTTCCGTCCCGCCATATGTGCCATGATGCTGTGCGAAGTCACTTCCGTCCGGGAAACGCACTGCATAGCCGTCGTGCAGGCGCTCTATCGTGCATTTGATTCCAAGATCGACGCAAAAATGGTACAACGCCCATATTTCAGTGTATTTTACTGGAAAATCTGTGTGCTTGATGTAATCAGTCATAAGACATATACTCCCTTCCGATTCTGTTTTGCATTTCATACGGCAGTGCAAGCAGCGGCGTGCATCTACTCAGGATCTCTGCTTTCAAAAGCCGCTCCGCCTGCCGCTTGGTCAGCCGCCGCTCCCGCTTCTTCGGCGGCAGCTCGCCTTTTGCCGCCGCAATAGCGGTCGGGTTGTGCTTATGTTGCCCCATCGTCCCGCACCTCCACGCCTGCCTCGTCCAGCAGGTCAGAAAGATCGGTGTCCACGCTGCTACCAATAAACTCGCCATTTTCGTCGAAGTGGTTGTACTCCGTGGTCGGTCGGGATTCTATCCCTGCAAACTCTTTTAAAAGTCTCAGATATTCGTCGTTATCGAAGAGCTGAGCCTGATAGAGTTGTCTCAACTGCGCTTTGGTTATGTGCTTAGCCATCCTTCTTGCCCTCCATTTCCTGCAAAGCCTTTCTGGCGGCTTCCTCTGTCAAAAACACCGTTCGTCCGATTGCTTCCTCGCAGAATCTCTTCCGCCCGGTTATGTACGTTGTGCCGTTGACGTCAATGCGGATTGCGTCTACCGTGACCGGCACGGGCTTTTTGGGGCGCGTGTAAAACATCTTAGACAGCCAAACCGTATCGCCCGGTCTGAGCCGCTTACTGTCCATATCCTCATACGCTGCGAGACGTTCCGCCATCTGGACGAGTTCGCCGATCGTCGCATAACCCAGCGCGTGACCGTTTACCAGCACGCAATCCTCATCTCGGCTTGTCATCCGTTCCATCCTGCTTCGCCTCCTAAACTTCCAAAATGGAATTTCCAGCCGGAGGTTTCGCGTCAGCCGCAACCGCTTCGGTCTCGCTCAAAAATACTCTCACACCGATCTGGTCCACAGGGATACCGATATCCACAATTTCCCCCGGAACAATGATGCTTGCTGATATTCTTGTAACCTCATGTGGTTGCACGCCAATGCAATCTCGCGCGTTATTTTTGTATGTCTTAAACCACACCGTATCGCCCACCTTGCACGGCAGAATCACGACGCGCCCGTCCTTGTCGGCTTTCATCAGCTCCACCATTCGTGAGATGGAGTAATCACAGCCGGAAAGTGTTTCCTCTATCTCTCGCGCCTCGGCGCACGCCTGCGGGGATAATCCCGCATCTTCGTAAGCCTTGAGCCGTTCCCATACCTCCTTCTGCGTGCAGTTGCCGCTCTGCTGGCACGCCAGGTCTCGGCACTGTGCAATATCACAAAAGTTTCCTTCAAACGTTAGTCTTTCCATCGGCATCCTCCTTGTCCTCGAACTGCTTCAAATGTTCGCGCAGCTCCGCGCATACCCACGCTGCCTGATAGAGCAGAGCCAAAATGTGCTCGAACGATTCAACATCTTCCCAGAGCCATTCGGCCATCATCGTCGAGAAGGAATCATCCGAGATATCCAAGTCCACATACGGGCAGTTCCATCTGGTCAGATCCCGCGACAGGTCGAACAGGCTGATGTCTGCGCCGTTCTTCCCGTATCCGCGCACCCATACCTCTTTGTCCTTGACGTAGAACAGGTTCAGCGCCATTTCAAGATTGTTTTTCGGGGTATCCGTTGTGAGCCTCATTTTTCGTCCTCCTCAATTTTTGGCGTATGTGCAAGCGTCTTGTACGCCGCAAACACCACATTCCCCGCTTTGGTCAATGCTTTTGTGCCGCACACCGCGCATTCGATGAGGTACAATCTTTCCTCGCAGTAGTACACGTGGAGCTTGTGTCCACATCTTCCGCAGCATATGTCTGTCTCCCACGCAAGGTAATTCGTACCGTCGTTTTTGCCATCAAAAACCTGATGGCACAGCTTGTCGAAGTTCGATGCACCTTTCATCATTCCACCTTCCGGCGCTTCCGGCAAGCCGCGCCATTCCCAGCGGCTGGAATCGATGCACCCGGCGCATGGACACCCTTCCTGCACGCAGTTCATGCAATCAAAGACAATCGCACCGTCATATTCGCAAAAATCGTTATGCTTGCAGTCCAGGCAGTCATGCCGCTCTTTTATCTGCTCGATTATAGCGTCCCTCTCGGCTTCTGCCTTCGCATTCTCGGCGGTCAGGCGCTCGATCAGGTCAGCGGCTGCCTCGCCTAAATGCACGATACAATCCGCGTCGCTAAAAAGCGGGCATAAACCACCGTCTGCACAAACTTCTTTTTCGCAGCACCGCAGCGCCCGTATAATTTCCTTGGCTGTCATAGCGTCACATTTCCCCTCCTATTTTCCGTTTCCCTCTTGCTGCTCGCCTGCAGTTTTTTGCCCCGCCATCGGTCATCTGGCTTATGTCGATGATCTCGGCGCGTTTGTCGTAGCCCGCGTTCCGTTCAGCCTCATAGGCAAGCCACGGCTCGCAGGTAGCGCCACATCCCGGCCCTCGATGTGGGCAATCCCTGCCGCATGGTCCGGCGTATTTTTGCCTGATCATGTCTTCCTCCTGACCTGCACCGTCACTTCCGCCTCCCAGCATTCCGGCGCGCGGATGACGATCTTCTTGTCTCTGCCTTCTTCCGGGTCGCGGACGCTGACCAGATAAAACGTCATGTTCTTGTTCTTCTGCGGGTACTTCTTCGCCCGGATAGGCTTTCCAAGTTCCGGCATCAGCCAGGGATAGAGCCCGGAAATGATATCCGGAATGACAATCCAGCATTCTTCTTTCATCTCCTGAGCCTCCAATTTTTGTCTGTCCCCGTAAAGCGGAGATAGTGCCCCTTTGACCGCTCAAAGACTCTCGAACCGAGCGCCTCGTCGAGGTCCAAGAGCTCTTCTGCGCTCCGTTCCGTCGAGATGACCGTCAGTTTCCCCGGCTGGTTGTACCGCGCCATAATCACCTCCAGCGCGACGTCGAGGTCTGCCTTTGTCGGTTGCTCGTTCCTACCGCACTTGAGAAAATCGTCTATGTACAAAACATCTGCCGTCTTGTATGCCTTGAGCAGCGCATCTCGTTCTTCCGGCTCGTTAAACGCTTTGAGCCGGTTGATTTGGTCGCGCCACATGAGATACCGTACAGCCCGTCCCTGTGTAAGCAGATTCCCGCAGATCGCCACGCATAAATGGGACTTCCCAGAGCCCACAGCACCGGATGCAACAAACCACCCCGTCTTGTCTTCCAGATACCGCTCTGCCGCCCTTTTCGCTGCCGCCTGCCACGGTTCCACGGTCTGGTACGTTTCCAGCGTGTAGTCTCTCAGGAGGTCTTGCAGCCCGCTTTCCGCCGCTCTCTGGATGCTTGCCCTCGCGTCCATGCAGCCGCACCGGATGCAAATTCTCCGCTTGTCTCGGTACTCCATCACATAGCCCTTGTTCCGGCAGACGGGGCAGTCATAGCCGGTCAGGTTTCCGGCCTTTGCGTTCTCGGAGTCGCATACCAGCTGCTCGTAGGCCGCCGCGTCAAAGGACGATCGCGTCAAGTCCCCAGTCCCGAGTCGGCGTTTGATTGCCTGCGGCATTTGCACCCGTTCCACGGCTATTCCCCCTTTCCAACCAGTCGAAGACAATGCCCTGATAATTTGCCGCCATTGATCGCTCAATGACGTCGGCCATTGCTTTCTCGCCGTATTTCTCCGTCGCATTGGCAATCTGGGAAACCAACTTTTGCAGCCCGGTCGGTTTATACGCCTCTTTCCGCTCTGCCTTGTATGTCACCCATTGCTTCACGATCTCCCGCAAAGAGGGGGTAAGGGGAAGATAACATTCGTTCTCTAACTCTTTCTCCTTCTCTTTCTCTTTCTCGCTTGACGTCTCCCCTCGCTTGGCGTTTGCTTCTGGCTTGCTATCGTTTTGCTTCGATTTGCTAGATGCTTGCTTCTGTTTTGCTTTCGGCTTGCTGTCTTCTTTCTCTCGCTTGGCGTTTGCTCCGCGTTTTCCGTTTTCCGACTTTCGTTTGCTTGTATCGAGCACAGGCCGAATCAGATCAAAAGCAATGGCTGCAGCGTCGGGAAGGCCTGATAAATCAGGCTCTTTCCCGTCCAATGCGTAATCACAAATAGCGTCATACGCTTTGGCTCTGTCTGCGTCTTTCCGGATGCGCTTCAACGCGCTTGCAAAGCTTCGATAAAACGTAAATTGCGTTCTCTCCATCCCTCCACCGCCTTAGAACGGCAGCTGATCGCCGTCATCCTCGTCCATCATCGTAAACCCGCCAAACCCCTGCGTACCGCTCTCAGGCGCTGCGAATCTCTGCGCCGTCGTAGGAGCCGCAAGCAGCTTCTTTGCAGGAACCGTAAAGTCTCCGTCCCGAATGGCCTGTACAGACCGCGCGGCGACCACATAGAGGCGCGTACCGGTAGACCCGTCGTTTTTCTGGTATTCTTCTTCGCCCAGCACCACGCCAAATCGCTTGCCTCTCAGCCCGTCCAGCATGGCTTCGTCAAACCGGTATCCGGGATTGGATTCTTCAACCGCCGTCTTGAACGCCTTGAAGAACGGAAGCGCCTTCGGCTTGTACGAACGAATCAGAACAATCGGCCAGAACCCGGCGCGCTTGTATGTATCGCGGTTGTTGCCCATGTACTCGCCTTCTGCGAAGTCCCACGCAATCTTGATGTACTCTTTTTCCTCCACGTCCTGTACCTGGCAAATTTTTGCGATATACGCGCCCGGAGCGGGGTTGTCAAATTCCTGTGCGTCCTGAATTTCGTCCCAATTAACCTTCTGCATCTGCTTTTTCCTCCTTATTCTTCGGGGTTAAGCCCCAGTATGTACGAATTGTGTTATCGACCATTTTCAGGTCATTGCCGATCTGCTCTGGGAACATCTCCATCGGGCTTTTCGCCGTGGAATACCCTTCTGACTGCGTAACAAAATAGTGTTTGTCCTTCTCCGCCCGGCAGAGCAGCACAATCGAAAACAAACCTTCTACCGTAAGCTTTTCGTCCAGCATCTTGCCAATCGTCTTCGCTTTCAACGTCCCGTCCTGCAAGGTCTCCGTATGATGCAGGAAATAAACGATACAGTCCGGCGGCGTCTGCGTAATGACGAACTGAATCAAATTCCGGAAATTGAGCGCAATATCCGTGAATTTGTTGTAGCCGGTTTCCTTCGCCCGGTCGAAGAACTCAAAAGCAAGCAGATATTGACTGTCGTCAATTGCGTAAGACTTGAACTGTCCGGCCTTGAGCGTGTTCAGGATCTCACCGTAGCTCGAACCATTGATAACCGGAAGCTTCTTCCGGAACGGCAGAGGCTTCGACGCTACATTAAATACGCCGATCTCTTTTGCCGTAAAGTTGCGTAGCGAAGTCGACTTCCCGCTCCCGCTCTCACCTAAAATCAAAACTGGAATTCCCATTATGTATCCTCCATTTCATTTGCTGGTTTCAGCGGGCAATCTCCGCCGACATAGCGCCCCGACCAGAGCATTGGCTCATTCGTCAGCCCGCACCGGCTGCTGCTCTTTCGGTAAAACTGGCAAGCATCACAGCAGATGTATACATTCCCTTTCAGATCGACCGGGAAATATACCTCCACGGTCGCCGTAGCCTTAATGTACCGGCTCACACCGGTTTCAAAGTTCGCCATGCCATTACCTCCTATTTGCCTTCTACATTTACATTGAAGAGGACCTTCATGAACTCGTCGAACCGATACGATTCCATCCCCTTGTATGCCTTTTCGATAATTTCCAGCTGCGTGCTTCTCGAAATCAGCTCTTCATACTGGTCTTTTTCCAGAGGAACAAACACTTTACATTCGCTCATATTTTAAACTCCTTTTCTTAATTACTTTCGCTCCACACCGTGAATCCCTGCTCGGTCCAGTCTGCGTATTCTTCGAGCATATCCATAACCGTATCGTCTCCGCCGACAATGCCATCGGTCAGATACTCAAAAAACTGACTCTGGAACGCCTTGCAGTATTCAACAATTTCGTAGAGTTTCTTGTAGTCTCGCATTCCTACCTCCACGCTTCTGTAAACACCGTCCAGAACACGATATCGCGGTACGTGACCTTCTGCTCCTGCGGCGCTTCTGGCGGATTCGCGCAGGTGTAGCGGAACCACTCCCGCCATCTGTTGCACATGCAATTCTCCCCGCGCCCCTTCGTGCAGCTCTCACAAGGATGCTCCATATCATGCCCCCGTCAACACCGCGCCGACGAAGAAGCACGCCGCCGCGCCTCCAAGCGTGACCGCCGCCCGGAACAGGCCGAAGCCCAGCATAACCGCCGTACCGCCAAGCAGCATACACGCCACAGAGAAGCAGGCCGTTTCCGCGATCTTCATCAGGCTCTTTTGCCGTTTACGAAGCCGGACGATCTCGTCCCACCTTTCGCCAAGCTCGCGCTCCCGCGCCGCCCGGTGGTTTAATTCCGTGATAATCTCAACGTCACTCATTCTCTGCCTCCACAAATTCGCCGCACATGATATTCTCCGGCTTGGTCTTCGCGATAATTTTTCTGTATTCGCTTGTGATTCTCACGCGGAGGCCTGCGTAAATGCCAAACTCACAGCCTGCCTCGATGCCCCAGCCTGCCTTGATGCCTTCGCCTGCCTCGATGCCTTCGCCTGCCTTGATGCCTTCGCCTGCCTTGATGCCCCAG